GAATTTTCTATCTTTTGAGACAACATCTACTGAATCAATCGTTTTTGGTTTTTCTTCAACTAATGATATAGGATCTTTAGTTACAATCGTTCTTGTTATTATAACACATCCGATACACTTACCAGTAGTCATTTCAATACGACAACCATTTGGAGCATTACAGACTTCCTCTGTAATGGTTTCGGTTTTCGCCATCAAAGCAGAACTTAGTAACGTCAAAAAACTTATTGTCAGTAGTAACTTTTTCATATCCAATCTCTATTAGAATTAAACTTTTCTCACTCTTCATGTACTATTATACAGAAAAGTGAGAGGTTTGTCAAGTCAAATCTTCATTAAAGTTTTCTTTTATTTCCATAGAATATGTGTCTGTCTATGGAAGCCATCACTCTTTTAGTTTTACTCCAATATGGATATTTTTTCATCCAATTTGCGTGATAATGAGTAGCACCATCTGTTATATCTATGAGTTCTTCATCATAGTGACTTTCTAGTACTATTACTGCGAGTTCTTGTGCGGATCTCCAAGTTCTACCTTCATTTGGAATATCCAAGCGACCATCACAATACCACGAAAACTGACATCTATCTCTCACTGGAACACGATCATTTAACTCAGCATTATAATAATGAATGCCTTCTTGCACTACACCACAAATGGTATTAGGATAACTCGTGTTGAGTTTACGATTAATCGTAACGTTTGCTACTGCGAGTCTTCCTGCTGTACTCTCCACTCCCGCTTCAAAATAAATATTTTTTGACAAACAATCTAAATCTGCCATAGAATATTTAATTATCGATTCGGGGGTTTGGTAATAATCCGTGTCGCCCACATTTTCAATTACTGACATTGACGATGGTGTCGAAACATCATCCATGTAAAATGGTGCCGAACTATTAAGTTGTGAAGTAGTATACCATAGTGTAGCAAATAAAGCAAGGAACACCCTTACTATTTTTACCATACTTGTACCTTTTTTTGGTTATTCAATCAGTTCACTAAAAATACATAATATATCAATCTCAACCAAACTGTAGTTATATTTAGGTATTTCTACTCTTCAACAACTACTTTTTTCTTAGATTTCTTCTTTGGTGTCGTTGAAACCACCTCTTCTACTACCTCTTCAACTACCTCTTCGGGTAGTAAATCTGGCCACACATCTCTAACCAATTTATATGATAATCCCTTGTAAGACAAATTTTGGTCTTTGACAGCTATCAATAATTTGGCATCTTTGGGATCAACTCTTTCTAACAATTGAACATACATCGATTCTCTCTTCAACATCGAAAGATCATGACCGCCGCCTTTAACAAAATAATTTAATTTTTTCACTTCAAAGTGAATAGAACCTTCAGTAGAATCCGACTCTTGACTTGGTGTATAGGGTGGTGAACCTCTTGGAATGTGCCACTTTACATCTGGATGAAAATTCAATTGCAACAACGCTCGAGTTGCATAATTATCTCTCGATTTGAGGATTTCTCTTTTTTCATCTCTTGTCTTGGCTTTGTCGATCATCTCAAGAGTTTCAATTACATTATGTTCAGCCATATTATACTTCTCCCATAAATTGCTTGTCTGTTATCGCAACATTTTTTTTGATTTTAGGAACATAATTTTCTGATGTTCCGAATTCTGACTCGTTCATGTTTTTTGTCCACACTGCGGTAATATCTGGATAGAATACCCCTACAGACCTCTTAGGGGTTCCGTCAGAGTAATATGCCATCGCAACACATCTAGGAACCACTTTGTGTTCTTCATCTTGACCCGAAAATACAGAAATCCAATCACCAGTTTTCAGATAGTATTCACAGTATCGAACATATGCTTTTCTACCTGCAGATTGATTTTCTGAAGTTCTACGTTCTTTGTCTGTAGCATTCCTGCTTCTTGATTGAGTGTTAAGAGCAGCAATCATTTCTTTATTGTGTTTTATCCACGCTTTAATGTTCTTGAAAGAATATGTATCTTCATCCGGTAAATTCAATACCATTTTACTAATATTCTTATATTCAGAAGGAGTTTTCTTTGCTCTCATGAGTTTCATTCTCTCACGAAGCGCCTCTCGTTGTTCTTCTGTAATATTACGAGTTCGTTTAGTCTTCATCAGTTTTCTTTCTACTTTCAATTTCTTTACCATAATTATTTTTTTTGTTTAGAATATTCAATATTTGTTTTGATAGTCTCTAACATCATTTCCCATTGCTTAGCAGTAGTATCGATGTCATAGTGCATATCAAAATATTGTTTCTGAAAAGCAAGACCAGCTTGAACTGGTGCTTCCCAAAAACTGTCAATTGCATCTTTCAGAACATAGGAAAACTTCCTAGCGTGTTCAGTCTTGTCTTGAACATATCCATACATCCAAGCAAAGTTAGCACACGTTTCTGGTAAGACTGCAAGGTTAGGACAGACCACAACACAACCAGCACTCATCGCTTCAATCACAGAAATACACGCTGTCTCTTTGTATATATTCGGATATGCTAGAATGTGTGTTTGTTGTAATGCTGCACGAATTTCATCGTTGGATACTGTTCCGTGATAGTTGACATTCGGAGTATCCAGACAAGCATCGTATAATGGTTGATATTCGTTATCTTTATCTTCCCATCCGTAAATCTTGAAACTAGAATAGATATCCAGTACCACGTTCTCTAATTTCATAGCACGAAATGCTCCTATCAATAAATCCAATCCACGATGAGGTGTAGAAATATATGCTAGTCTTAGTGTTCCGTCTTTGGGTTTTGTGTGAACAGGAATAGGTTCGATAGAATTTTTGAGAACCACACTCTTTTCATATTCAATTCCAAGATCAAGGTGATATTTTTCAAGAGACCAATCAGAAGGAAAAACAAATCTATCAAACTTGTCTCGTTGACTTTTATCTTTTAGGAATTGTACTTCGGGGTCATTAGAGGTGTCTTGAAACCAAAGGATTTTAGGTTTATCTTCATAGTCACGAACTCTTGAAAGAATGATTTGAAAGTAGTCCCAAAGTTCATCAGGCACTCTCTCCTTGACTCTTTCATAAATCAGTTCACTACCACCCTTTGCATTCTTTGACGCAATAACTACATCTTCAGTAGAAGGTATGGGTGGTAGACCTTTTAGTTTTCTGTCTTTGATCTCTTTTATCTTAGAGTCATCAAAATTCATCATGCTCATAATTTTCTCATTTGTTTATATAATATAATTATAACAACTACTGACAACATTGTCAAGTTTTTTATTGGAAAAGATTTCCTTGAAACGTTCCACTCAATCGATATAAAAGATGGCCATGGTGGAATACTTCTACGTCATTTCCTGTTTGTTGAATTCTTGTTGCCGTGATGTCTGCTGCTGGTTTGGTGTATTCTTTGATTTGTTCTGTAATCGTTTCAATTAAATAAGGGTCAGATGTTTGGGGTAACATAGTTTTCCTATTTGTGCAACCCTGTCTGACAGATATAATATGAATCTACAATATCTGAAACAGGATTAGAAATTTTGATTGACTTCGGTGATAGACGGTTTTGTAAATCAATATTCGTTTCTTCCAAAAATGTTTGATACATCAATTCTTTATTAGCATTTCCTTTTCCTGTGGCAATTTTTTTGATTACTGTTGGTGGAATCGTTGTGAAACGAAAACCATTTTGACTGAGTTTGTATTTGAGTATTCCTGTATTCTCTCCAATATTGAACACTCTTCCTGTCGCAGCAAATGCATAATCTTCTAAGTAAACGTGTTCCGCTCTCCCATCAAACCAGCGAATACACTCAATTGTCCAATTTGCAAGATTTTCATATCTTTCAATCTCATTTGAATATTTAGGAGAATCATAAGCTCTAAAATTATCAAAGGATTCGTGAGATTTATTCTTCTTGATGAAATGAAATTTACAATTTTCAAATTTGAGTTTGTCGTCAACAAGTTTTCCCACACAAACAGCGGGAGAAGTCAACGAATAATCTATTCCCGCGACAAACTTCATTTAATCTTCAATATCATCATAATATGGCTCCATCAATATTCCACAAAAAGCACAATGAAAAGTGGTATTTTCTCTCGGTTCACCCCTCAATTCTCTTTCATTAAATATTATTGTATATATTGCGTTACAAGCATTACAATCTACGTCTATTTCTTCGTCTTCCATTTCGCTCCAAATTAATATTTTACATTATGATTCTATATATCTACAATCTCACAGCCACTATCAGAAGAGCAAGCAAGTTCCTGAGAACCAGAGGTAAAGTCTTGTTGTTCAAATTTTGACAAAGTTGTCCAATCGACATCTTTGGGAATTAATTTTGACATTTCTTCGTATTCATTCTTAGTGCAATCTTGGTAGGGTGCTTGACGATAAGTATGGTCGCTAAATGGAAGAAAAGAAATTCCACTAATATCGTCAAAATTTTCCCATACCCACGAACCGACTTCTGGCCATTCATTGTCTTTGACCGTAACTGTTATTGAAGGTTTGTGTTCACACCAATTTTGTTGGTATGATGACCACAGTTCTAATTGTTCTATTGCTGTCATATCAGTTCTACATATTGCACCTTTTGGGCTTTCTGTTGGAAATGAGAAGACAGTAGTGTGATTTGGTTTCGTTACATCGGGTTCATTTGGAAAACCGCTCTCTATCATCATCTGACAAAGTGGGTCTTTGTTATCTGCTCTCACTGTCCGAATATAGTATGGACTATGCCGGGCATGAATACCACTAGCACTATCAACAAGCTGACTAACAGTACCAGAAGGTTTAACACAAGTGATTGCCGCTGATCTTTTAACACCCAATTTATCCGCCCATTCTTTGTTCGTGTCCACAGCCACTTTTCTAAGAGTTTGTAAAAGTTCATCTAATCCTTTCTTTCTACCACTCGTCAGCGGGTTATCTAATATGCCGGTGAGCGAGACACCAAGTAGTCGTTCATCTGAACAGTTTCGTTCCCATTCTTTAGTAAGATATCTGAAGTTCGTGAGGGTGGATTGAAATGTACCAATGATAGTCGCAATCCGCACTTTCTTAGCAAGAGATTCGGCAGTGTCATGTCTTCTGACAATGCATTCGGATAGATTGCAAAACTCTCTACTTCTGAGTATAATTTCGCTACATGGATTAGTTCCAAAATCTTCTCTGGGCTCTCTCCTTTTAATGAACTCTTGATTTTCATCTTTCTCTCTTTCATTCAATTTCTCTACTTGTGTTTTCGCCGATGCTCCATTATACATTCCTCTTTCACCAGATTTGGAATCATACAATGATAACCACTCTCTCATGAAAGTTCCGACATTTGGTTTCTCTTTATAATTTACTGAGTTATTAGCAAGTGCTCGTTGTCCTTCACGTTCCCACCATTGACCAGACTTTGCTGTTCTCATTTCCTCATCGTTGAGATCTGATAAACTAATGAGTGCTGAACGGCGAACACCTCCTACGACAACTATAGCTGCAATCTTACATACTATGTCGTGACATTCAATTGGTTTTAGTTTTCTTCCTGCTGAGTTTTGGAATATTTTTGTTGAGAAATGAAACAGATCATCCAAAGGTTCTGGGCCGGATGCTCTTCCTCCAAATGTCTTCAACGGAGTACCTGCAGACCTTACCTTAGATAAATCCCATTGTGGAACTTGACCACTCCATAGTAAACTGAGCAATTCTTTGTATGCTTTTGCCCATCCTAATTTAGAATCAGCAACTACTATCGTTGTATCTGTTGGATGGAATTCTTCTGCGATTGGTGGTAGATTACTTACATGGTCTGATTCTACTGAAAATCCTACTCCTGTTCCGTTCATGAGAACATAAAGAATCTCATCAAAAGAACGTGGACTATCAATCTTTACATAAGAACAATTATACCCTGCAATATTTTCTTTCCTGAGTGCTTCTCCTGCTGTCATCAAACACCGCATAGAAGGCATCACATTGAGTGATAATACTTCTCTTTTTAATTCTTCTAGTTCACCATTCTCTAAGGTATAATCACACATCTCTTTGAGGTGTTCTTGAAAAAATCCAAAATATCGATTGACTGTTTCCCCCCATGTTTCCCTTCGTTTCTTGTCGTAATCCCATCTAGCGTATCTTGACAAATGAATAAATTGCTGATATTGGGTTGGTAGTGTTTCGGGATCGGGTACGGTCATTTCTTTCTCCATAGTGCTAGGTGAGTTTTTGCGTGCAGGTCTTTGAATGTATTTTTATTTATAATTTCAATTATTCTTGTTTGATTGATGCTTGTAAGTATCATGTCGTTGATGTCTTTACAAGCAACTGAATCTGGCCAGATACAAATGTTCCAACCCTTTTCGATGACTTTTTCCATCCTAGATATAATCTCTGTGTTTCTAGGTTCATTGTCAAATATTATAGTTCCTTTATGATTATCCATCGCTTCTCTGATATCATCATTTCCTCTGAAACTAATATCTGAACCAGCCATCGCAATACTATTAGGAAGGAACATAGAATCAAATGGTCCTTCAACTATATGGAAAGGTTTCTCTAAATCTAAACGATCCAATCCAAATATTTTAGATGATTCCTCATCCATCTTAATAGTTATGTAACGTAAATTTGTGTTTGTAAATGCCCTACCTTGAAATGTGATTAGTTGTTTGTCTTTATCAAAGAAGGGAATTACAATTCTCTGTTCATTTTCACTCAGTTCATATTCTCGGTTTGTCATCTTATTGACAAACTTTTTAAAATCATCTGTATAATATAGGTAATTCAAAAATTGAGGGGGGATAGAACGATTTACCAAGTACGTCTTAGCGAAATGGTCATCATCCAAATCACTGATTCGTGGTAATTTTATCTTTGAGTGAAATTTGGGTTGTTTATAATTCACTTTAGGGTCAGGTGTATTGTGACCCTTTCCTGTGATACCCTCTTTGTATCTCTCAAGAGCATACTCCTTATAGGTTTCCCCATCAAATTGTTTGAGGAAGTTTGAGAAGGTGCTACTTTGACCACAATTATGACATCGGAAAAATAAATCGGTTCTTCTCTGGTAGAAATAACCACGCGCTTTTGTTTTACTCTGTTGAGAATCACCACAAAAAGGGCAACGGAAATTATACAATCCGTTGGTCTTTCGTTTGAAAAGGGGAAGCCGAGAAGAAAGGATATTTACATATTTTGTATCAATGTATGAAGGCATAATATAATTATCTAATATTGTTAATTGTTATACAGTAAGTATAACACGCTCAATCGAAAATGTCAATTCAATTCTAGGGTAATACTTTTGGGATAACGTTTGTCAATAACCAAGCAACAAGAGTAGCTGCACCAATGGTTATCCATCTCCAACGTTCAAGAGATTCTAATTTTGTATAAATTAAATTTATATCGGAATTCATTCTGGTTTCAGTTCTCTCAACCATCGTATTCATTTTATCTTGAAGATCACCAATACGAGAATGGAGTATTTTCATCTCTTCTCTAAACTCATTATCTGTCATTTTATTGACATCTTGAGCAGCCAACAATCTACCAATATTTTCCGAAAGACTATTGAGATTGCTAGTCGAAGCATCCAGTTTCTTCATTAGAGCATCAAGTTCTTTGGTACGATACTCGTCTTTTATTTTTAGAGTTTGGATATCTGTATTAAGTTTTAGTATAGAGTCTTGTTCTGCCATGAGTTAGTTCCGATGGTTTGACTTTTTGTATAAATTCTTTGCAAAAATAAGCGAAAGCTTTTGGCGCAAAACTATTATTGTGCACCGTCCACGATTCTCCATTCAGCTCAGGGTCGTGACCATCATTATGTATCTCAATGGTATTATCATTATTATCTACGGCCTTCCAAGTTGCCTGTGATTTTAGAATCCACTCTCCATCCATTACTTGCTCAATCGAATCATCCGCATAGGTTTGCAGATATTCTGAAAATTTCATCATTTTTATTTTCCGTGTCTGAGGTATTGCATACATCCAGTAACAGAATCCATTACTATGATAGGTTTGTTAGGATATTTTCTCGCCCAAGCTGTAATATATTGACCAACTTCATCTTCGCCAACATATGACTTATACCGTCCGTATTTTTTCTTGCCGAGTAATGACCTTCCAAAAAGTTTTGGGTCTACACCAAACACATCGATACCACCAAATTTTTTCTTTATCAATCCTTTGGGTGTTTTTGATAAATCCAATGGAATATCTCTGTAAGCCATACCACCAGTTGTTGTGGTTGGAGTATCTTCATCAAGTGCTCGTTGAATTCTTTTCAATGTAAGTGGGTCGAATTCCAAATCTTCATTATACATCTTTTCAAACTGGTCAAAAAATTGTAACTCCAGTTCTTCATCATCAATTCTATAGTCATCCGATTGTTCTTTAATGAGAAAAAGAGCAGCGCCATAAGTTGCTATTTTCGACTTACCGCCTGGAACTTTGCCCAATAATTTTTTGATATTCCAAACAAGAGTATCAGAAAGAGTATAAGCATCCTTTTCTTTGGAACCTTCCAAATTTCTTCTCTTCTTGAGAATCTTTCCATCTTTATCAATGATGCCTAATTTAAAAGCATCTGTCTTTTCAAATGGAGTTACCAGTTTCTTTATGAACTGATAAACGAAATATATATTCCCAATCCCTGAAATTATTCCCATAATGCTATTCTATCTTTCTTAGTTCTTTGATAGTAGTTTCATTCAAAGGTATGTGATTTGTTTGAATGTCTGTGCCATCTATTCCTCTTATTACTGTGGGCAATCTATCTAAAAATATCAAAAATGGTTTGAGGATCGAATGAAACTTTTTCTCTACTCTAAAAAACAACATACGAGTTGCAGCTTCATTCTCAAACACATTGTAGATAACAATCAAATGATTAAGAATTAGTATGGTTCTCAATTCACC